CGCCATGCTCAAAGAACAACCCACGATTGTTGACTGGGATATTGTCGAGGAGTCAGATGTTACTGAAGGCTCTCAAGAGCTAGCGTGTGTTGGTGGCGCCTGTGAACTACCCTGACATAACACACCTGTGCTTCAGGCATGGAATTATTTCTAAGGAGTATGGAGCTACGGGCCGGATGGTTGCCGGTCCTGTAGCAAACGAAAGGCTAGAGCATGTTGACTTTTGCCCTGTATGTGGGTTAGCATCTAGGGAACGGGTACAGCGACTCATTGAGGAAGTTAGTCATGATTGAACCTAACGATATTATTAACACTATGCTTGATTATTACGACTCAGATATAAACAAACATATCATGAACATTGAGATTATGTTACATAACCCCCTTGCCTTTCATGATCATGACAAGTTTAATGAGGCCGTTGAGAATCAGCTAGACTTAATCACTGAATCCAAGGACAGGAAGGATGCACTTCTGTTGGTGCAGGATTTTTTGAATGCTGGGATGGTGCCCTTTGCGTGAAGGTAACGTAGTAGGCTTTAGAATTTTCTTTGACGATACAGGTACCCTTATGTCTGAGCTAAGGCGCCTGCCGCAGGAAGATGTTCAGAAGGTCTTCAAAGACCCCTACGACCAGAAGATGATCAAGACCATCCTGTCTAAGGTCATGGAGAACTTTGAAGACCTTCACGATAAGATCGAAGTTGAACTAGATGCTCTTAACCACGCCTTGCGCGAGCAGTCTTAGCTGCAATCTTAGGAGGCTGCTTTGAGTGTTGCTTACCGGCCTTGGTGTCAGCCCGCTTCTTACGGGTGGTTGCTGCATATTCAGAGGACGTTAGAGCTTCTCGGGCCTTCTTGGGTAGGTATCTTTCACCTGTTGCTTTAGGGCCCTGGGTACTGGGTTTCCCTGACTTTGTGCCCCACTCCTCTTTTGTCCATTTTTTTAAGCTTTTTTGTGGCTTTCTTAAGGCCATTATTTGTAACCTCCGCCTTGGTCTTTGTAGGCTTTAGCCAGCATTTGGGCCTTTCGTGCAGACCATTGTCCGGCCTTGCCGCCTTTGGTACCGGCTTTAATTTGTTCGAAGAGGCGTTTCCGTAGAGTTGGCTTTGTATAGTTACCAGCTTCATTGACTCGGCTTTCTCCTCCAGCAGATTTCTTAGAACGATAACCAGAAGCGTATGCAGCGGCTGCTTGTTTCTCTGCGTCCTTCCGAGTCTTGTAGACTTTGCCTCTGGTTCCCCAGCGATAACCCCCTTCTACTTTGTTGATTGGCATTACCATTTCACCTTATTAGCTACGGCTTTACACACTTCAACAAACCTTTCATTGCTGTAAGATTGTTTCATCATGTTTACGTCTTTATGTACTAATTGAACATTGTCTAAAGTATAGCCAAGACTTGAATCAATACGATCTAAAGAAGCTGTGTGTATTGCGCCAACTTCAGCCCATCCTATTGCCATTCCTGATAAAGCGCAAACTTTTTCTTGTGCAATATATAATTCATATACAGCTTCAATACTTAAGTCCCAATAAAGCCCCCTTGTTTCTGCGCCAACTTTAAATTTATTAAACCAAGAAAGTCTGATACACTCATAAAACTCTCTTTTACAGTTATCAGTAATTTTATTTGAGCAGCTTTTACATAGCTTTCCTAAACGTAAAGATTCTTCTGCATAAGTTTTACGAAGATACGTTTGCTCTTCTCCACATTGAGGACAGGGTTTAGCATACCTACCACTATCTAACTTTACCACTTTACTCATATTCACCACTTTTCGCGATCAGACCAATAGGCTGCACTCATCTTACCCTTCGCAATGTTCTTAGCGTGTCGAGCCTTGAAGCTTGCGCGCTTTTTCTTCATGGCCTCAGACTCACCCGACTTGGGTTTCCCCGCAGTCTTTGCGCCCTGTTCTCCGAATCGAATTACTTTCTCTTTACCGCCTTCACAGGCCTTAACCACATGAGATTTAGTTGGGTGGTTAGGAGTCCTCTTAGGCTTGTTACACTTCATCTTGTCCTTGTCTACACGATTAGACATACTCACCGCTCCTGATCATGTGAGTGACTTCAAGGGCCCTGGTGCCTACCTGCTTGGCCCACCGGCTATCAAGAAACTCTACTGCAGCCTCTTGGTAGTTACCGGCCTCCATAGCCGCCAGAGCCTTCACAAACTTCTTGAGGCGTGGTAGCCCTAGATTGAAACAAAGGTTAATCATAGCGTCCCTTCGGGCTTCACAGAGATTTCGATACCATGTAAAATTGGAGTCTAGCTCCTCAATACACCGGTTAACATCATTCTGTAATAGGTATTCAATCTCGTCGTGAGATAGTCCAAGTCCTACATTCTTTTCAACACAGCGGCCAACACCAATGGTGGCGTAACCTAGGTGATCATCGTATACATAGTGCCTTACGCCTTCATGGCGCTTGAGCATGTCGAGTAGTTTTTGCATTTAGTCTTCGGCTCCAGTTAATACAGGCACTGTTGCGGCAGTACCTACCCTGCGAGATACGTCTAAGATATCTTCGGAGGTTGAAGTTTTACGGTTTCGAAGTTCTTCTAGAATTTTCAGAGTTACTTGAACCCCAGCATTTGAAGGCTTGTTGGAAGTCAGTCGCCTTACATCTTCGTCAGATATTTTTACATTATACTTACGGGCTAATTTAAGAGCATCCAAAGCTTCTTGCTTTCTATCCCTTTTCTTGTAATCGCCCTTTTTACCCGTCTTGAAGTTACGGCTTACCATAGGCATAACAGTAATTAGAGATTTTCCAAGCAGTGGATCAATATCAGGACCAATATCGTGTTTATCAGTTATCATGTTAAACACATCACCAGTCTTAGTATTGATGGCAATGAAGTCATTCACACCGCCGATCTCTTTGGACGCCGACCTGTGGCTCGTTAGAACATACAAGAAATCTCCAGGGCCTTTCTTAAGCTCTACTTTGTCTGGGTCAGTTTTACTAAGCAGGTAATTTCTTACTTGATCAAAATTCACAGAGCGTAGGGTTTTGACCGGATTAAGACCATCACGCTCCCTGTCTCTGTTAACGTACTTCAAGAATTCACCAGAAAAAATATTCGAAATTCCCCCAGGACGAGGAGAAGAACCAAAGGAAATACCAACAGCCTCATTACCTAGCCCAGAAGTACCATCAGGCCGCTTAACTACAACCGCAGTGTTGTTCGGAGAAACACCCCATACCTTAAGCATGTGCGCTATGGCATCGTCCTGCACTTCTTTAGGAGGCACAACCTTTACGTTATCGGTGAACACTTGTTTCCTAAACATATCTTCATCGAAAACATCCATAGTTGTATAATACTCAGAATCTATAATAGGGTTTCTTTCGTAAATGAGTCCCCTTGTTTGTCCTGTCTGCTTACCAATAAGAAAAGGAGTATCTAATTCAGCGACTGCGTTTGAAAGCCGATTCGCATAAAGGTTCCCTGTATCTGGATTTATTCTAGTTAGCTCTGTTAGGGCTTGATCTAGGTTTTCTTCAGAGATTCCAGCAGTCCTTCTGAAGTTACTTTTTTCAGGAGACAGCACATCCCTAACTGTAGTCGGAATAGCCTCCATGAATTTTTCAGCCATCACTCCCATCTTTTCAATGGGGTTGGTAGCTTGATAAAACTCTGGTATGTTCGTAGGAACATTAGCGGCTATACGATTAACTCCTCGCTCAATTACTTTAACAGCAGGAATAATCCCCAGCACCTGACTAAGCGCAACCAAATCCTCAGTCGCACGAGGATTGTCTTTTGCTAACTTAGCCAGTGCTTGAGCAGCGTCAGTCTCAGAAATATATTTCGAAACCTCTTCAAAGTAAGGGATATAATCAATTGTGGCATCTACAAGATCGTTAACAGGGGCAAGGGCTAGATCAACCTTTTCGCCTAAGTTACGAATGTCCCGCTCAGTAGTGGTAATCTTGCTTTCTTCCAGAAGCTTCTGGTTACGTTCGGTGTCTGCCATATACTCTTCAACTTCAGCACCGACATAGTCTTGTAGTGGCCCATCAATCTCAGGGTCTTTAGCAACAGGACCAGCGGGGGTCATCTGGAAGTCAGCAGTTTCTTTCTCCATCAACTCTTGACGAAGGCTCCCATCACCAAAGACCTTTTGAACAAAGGCGGTACTGAGTCTATCAAAGAACCCATCCTCTTCTTCAACACCCCCGCCTTCAACATATCCTCGCCGCTGGCGACTTTCCTGAGGCGTAAAGAACGTAGCATCTCCAGAGCTGATCATATCCATGATCTGTTGCTCTGCCTCTTGGCGATCTGCTGCAGGCAGATTGAACCCTCGCTTGTTGTTCTCAACGTCCATAGGACCGCCCTTGAAATCTAACTCAAGGACTTCACGGGCATTGATAGCAAACTTAGTCAGGCTAGGGTAGTTGGACTTCTTGGCTAGCCAGCCTAAGGCTAGGTGCCGCGCAGCATCCCCACGGCCATCAAGCTCTTCAGCTTTGCCGTACTTCTTGCCTAAGCTCTTAGCCCATTCAAGGTCTTCTGGGTCTATGCCGAGCATCTGGGCAATGCCGCCCTTGTTAAACATCATGCGCTTCTCAGGGTCTTCTTCATCGATGAAGGCCGATCCAGCCTGGATGTTGTAGGGTAGCCCCGTCATCTTGTCGATACGCTCGTCAGGCTCAGAAGGCGCCTGAGGCACAAAGACTTCGCCGCCTTTAGCGCGCCCCTGGCGTCGTCCATTAGTCTCTTTAGGCGGGTCTACGGGCTTAATCAAGGGGGTACGATAGTATTCAGAATACTTTTGATACATCTCCATGATTGCTTCACGATTGGCTCGCTGCTGTTCAACAGGAAGCTTTTCGAACATATCAATCATGGTATTCATGCTGGGCCTTTCGGGCCGGAAGATGTTAGCAACCAAAAATCCTACCTGCTCTTTGGACATGCCGTTGTCCATCAAGACCTTGATAGCTTCATCGCGCCCTAGCAGTTGTTCTGCCGCCATATACTTGGTGTATAAATCCTGCTGGTATTCACATAGTTTCTTCTGGCGTTGCTCGTAACGAGTCCCCACAGCCTTAGGTTCCATACCAAACTTAACCTGAGGCCGCACAACATTTTGAGCTTTGTAGTTATAGTCTTTGATTGCGTACATCAAAGCGTCTTCAGGATTCAGTTTAGTAAACCGCACACCCGTCAGGTTAGTAAACAGCTCCGCTCCAAGGGACTTAGGTTGCCCCGTGTTCTTGTTAGGAACCTCAAGGGCAGCGCCTGCCAAGTCCCTAAGACTCTTAACAGTCCCCGGCTCAAAGGCCTGAGCAATGTGGGCAAAACCGTTGACCGCCTTTTCAGTAAAGGGCATCCCCGGAGCAAAGAGCTGCTTGCCTTGGGCAGTGCGTCCAGATTCAGAATCATAGGCCGTGCGTACATCATCAATAGCCGCAGTAAGGATAGACTCCTCAATGTAAGGGGCCAACAAGGCACTGGAACCTTCGAAGATTGCATCACCCAACACGCGGTCTAGGTCTTGATCGCGCATGGTGCCGTCTTGAATGGCCTTGTAAGCCGCTACGAAGGGCGTGGAGATAGCACTATAAGAGTTAATGAACTGAGTATCGTTGGCGTACAACTCACCATCAATACGCACAAAGTTCCTAGGGGCCCGAGACCAGGGAGTCTCAGAAAGATATTGAGCTGATTCAGACTCGTCGGACGTTAGGCCTGCAAGCTGCGCAGAGCCGCCTGCAATAGCCGACCAGCCCGTCATGGTAGCTCCGAAACCTGCGAGGCGTTGAAGCCCTCGGCCCCTTAGAACCTCATTGCCCGAGTTAATCTCAGTTGCAGCCTGCTTAAGGATGTTGGCACTAGTACGCCAAATCTCAGTAGGAAAGGAAACAAAATTACCAATAGGTAGATACTTAACAGCCTTGATACCCTTAGGCACACGATCATAATTAGGGAACGTATTCTGTACAATGTCCGCTGCACGGGCCTCAAGAACCTCTAGCGGCTCGTCAGGGAACGCACCCTTAAGGGCTTGTAGTTCATATTCAAAATTAGTTACTTTGTAGAAGTCGTCTACGGCCATGTAGATTTCTTCGGGAAGCTTCTGAGCTTCTTCACTGAGGCCGTAGCCCTTCAGTTTCTCAGAAACCTTCCGAGCAAAGGTGTCTGCCTTGGTCTCAAAGCCAGTATCCAACAAAGCCCGGAATTCATTAACACGCACGTTAGTGTTGATAATCCCAAGGCGCAGATACTTCTGGTATAGTTCGTCTAAGGCTTCGTCGCCTCCACGCTGAATCTGATTCTTGAGGACTTGAAGGGTTTGAACGCCTTGCTTACCAAAGGGGTTGGTCCCGTTAGCAACACCAAACTGTGCGCCACCAAGGACGTTTCTTAAATGGGTAACGTGGCTATAGATGGTCTTAGCCATCTGTGCCCCACCCTTCATGGTAAGGAAGTTCTTGTAGAGTTCTGCAAGGGGCCCGCCAACACCATCTAACATCATGGATTCTTTTTCTTTGAGGGCCGTAAACATTTCGGGGGTGGTGTACTTACCATCAAGCACAGAGTTAGTGCCTGTAATCTTAGCCGTAAAAGAAACACCTTCCCGAGAAACAGGGCTATCAAAGATGTAGTTCTCTGCGCCTAACTTATCAATAGACTCAAAGAACTTATTGGTCTCAACAAGCCTAGCCATCTTGCTGACAGTCAAAATAATATTTTCTGAAGGCTCAGTGATCTCTCCCATGAGCTTTCGAATAGGCTCAGGGATTTCCTTACGGCCTTGAAGGATTTCGGTGTTAACGCGCCGGAGGCCTTGGAAGTATTCGAAGACTGCCTGCTCGCCTTCGCCTTCCCGTAAGATGCTTTGAACAACACCCTGTGCTTCTTCAAAGGCTTGCTCAATAGAAATATCTTTCTTTGCACCTAGAATGGTGTTAGCAATATAATCAGTGGCGTTTTGTCGAATACTTGCGGAAGGCTTATATCCAGTATCCTCAAATAGTCGGTAAGACCTGCGGAGATAAGACCCTGCATTCTCCGCAATAGCTTGGCGGAAGTCATCGTTAGGGATAGATGAATCAATGATTCGACCAGACATTTCATCGATAAGGTCACGGGCCTGCTCAACTTCTTTTGCAATATTCTCAGGGAGAGGTACGTCTAACTTCTCGCCAACAAGGGCCCTGTTAATTCTGTCTACCAGCTCTGGGCTATCTACATCATCACCAATAGCCCGGATAGCTTTTTGTAACCTATTAGAAATACTTTCTGCTTGAGCTACAACCTGTCGCTGAGCGTACTGAGCGTCATTAAAGGCATTGTAGGCCTTTGGAGTAAAGTA